TGGTACATTTGTAGACCAAAAGGTAGTTTGGGCAAAGATTAGAGCAAAACAAGGCTTTAGAAATTTAGAAGATGGTAAAATATCTTTAGACAATATCTACGAGTTTACTATTCGTTATGATGACTACCCTAATTTATCTCAAATCAATAAGATTGTTTATAATAGTGGCGAGTACATTATTAAAGCATTCCAAGTAACGGATGAAAGAAAAAAAGAAATAGTTATAATGACTACTTTGGGTAGATTAATTGACCCTACTATTTTCTTAATTACCGAGTTCTACGAGTTCTTAATGACTGAAGATAACAAGTTTATAACCGTATAATGAAAATTAGAGGTACATCTCAAGTATTAAATCGTTTAAAATCTATTTCTAAAGAAGCTGAATTAGGTGTTAAATCTTCGGTTGTTAGGAATACCGACCAAATATACGCTGAAGCATTAGCTAATGTTCCTGTATTGGATGGCTATTTAAGAGGTTCAGGCAATACAAGTTATTCGGATAATCAATTAACAGGTACAGTTGCATTTGGTGGTAACGCTGCTCCTTACGCACCTTATGTGGAGTTTGGTACAGGTAGTGGTGTTAATGTTCCGCAAGGCTTTGAAGCGTATGCTATGCAGTTTTATGTAAACGGCAAAGGAACTATGAGGGCGCAACCATTTCTTATTCCAGCATTTATTAAATACAAAAAAGTATTTTTAAGAGATATAAGAAAAATTGCTAAAAAGATTAGTAAATAAATCGTAAATTTGTGAAATGAAAGATGTTGGAGAACTAATAAGAAGGAAACTCTATGAGAGGTTAAGCGGTGCAATCGTTATAGACCTACAAGAAGTGCCTGTATTTGATTCAGCATCAGTATTAGCAGCAGCGACTGAACCATATATTTTGCTTTCTACTTTTAATTCAACGGAATTAAGCGAAGGTAGTAAACAAGCATACGGTCAAGAAGTGAGCGTTTTAATTGAGGTGGGAACGAGGTTTGATAACTCTTTTGGTGGTAAATTACTATCGGACAGAATATCAAACGAAGTGATTGAGTTAGTTAGAACAAGGCAGGATGGGTATTTAGATTTATTACCTGATTGGTATGTAATCAGAACGCTAATGGAGAGTACGAATACACTTGAACAACTGGTTGATACAGGAGTTTTAGTGAGAAGATTAATAAGATTTACATTTAAATTACAACAAGGCATATGAGCGTATTAAACGGTTCGGATATATTACTTTACGATGCAGATACCAACTTTCCTTTGATGTGTCAAACGAATTTAAGTATCACATTAAACGATGCTATGATAGATGCTACTTGCAAACAATCAGGCGGATATTTGGTAAACTTACCAGGCTTAAGAGATTTTGCTTTTACGGCAGATGCTTTAGTTGATTTTAATGAAGGAGTAAGCGATTTAGGTATAACAACCTTATTTGCTGCTTACGATGCAAGAACACCAATTAACATACTAATATCAAATCCTGTAATACCTGTTGGATATTATACAGGCTTAACTTATATTGATAGTATAGAAGTAAATGCTCCTATGGAAGATGTAGTAACTTATACAGTATCATTCACAGGAACTTACACAATAACAAATTAATTAACTTTTAAAATAAAATAATATGGCAGTTTACAACGGCACAGCGCAAATCTTAAAAATGGATAACACGCAATTAGCAGAATTAACAAATGTTACGATGTCAATGAATCAGGATGTATTCGAAACAACTTCTAAAGAATCAGCAGGTTGGAAAGAGATTATGCCAGGATTAAGAGATATTACTTATTCAGCAGAAGGTCTTGCAGACTTTGTTGCAGCGAATAAAGATTTAACTGATATTTTTGCTGCATATAACGGCAGAACTTTAGTTCAAATCATTTGGACTAACTTAATACCAGGTAATACATCAGTTACTCAAAGTGCTTACATTACTTCTTGCGAAGTTTCAGCACCTATGGAAGATGTAGTTACTTACTCTATTGAGTTTGCTGGTTCAGGCGCACCAACATTTACAGTAATCGCATAATTAAAACAATCAGACTATGACAGGAATAATAGAAGTTACTCTCAATGGAGAAGTGAAGCAATTGAAATTTGGTAATTACTCTTTAGAGCAATACACTAAAGTTACAGGTGCAGATATAGGTACAATCAAAGAAATCACAGATAATTATACCCAGCTTGATATGATAGCTGATATAGTTTACTGTGGTTTGTTTGGTGCTTGTAGAGCAAATAAAAAAGTAGTAGATTTTACTATTGAAGATGTTCAATCTTGGGCTGATTCTATTAACTATGTAGACCAATTAAAGGTTATTAGAGAGTTTATGGCTTGTGTAGTAGTGATGACCGAACAAATGGTTGATGCTATGAAAGCAATGAGTGCAGAGGATTCTAATGGCGAAAAAAAAAGCTAACTTGGGAGAACTTATTAGATAACGCAGTTACTAATTTAGGTTTAAAGCCAAGTGAATTTTGGGAAATGACCCTTATGGATTACATAAGGTATGTTATTCATATTTCTACAAAGGAAGCAAATGAATGGGATAGAACAAGAGTGTTAATGAGTTACATTTTAAACACTCAAGTAGAGAAGAAAAATCAAAAGAAACCAAAAGACATTATTCCATTGTGGATTGACAAGTATAGGATTCTTCAAAAGAAACCAGCAAAACTACCAACTAAAGAAGAAAAGGAAGAATTACTTAAAAAGGTAAACAATGGCTAATGAAGAAATAGTAGTCCAACTACGAGCAGAGATACAAGGGTTTAAAACACAATTACAACAGGCTACTGATGCAATTTCTAAATTCACTCAAACCGCCTCTGATACCTTAAAACAACCTATTAACCCAATGAATCAGCTTTTAGGTTCTGTAAAGAATCTAATAGTAGGTTATATAGGACTTCAAGCTGCAACACAAGCAGTAGGTAGGTCATTCAACCAGGCTTTAAGATTAGATGCCGTTAAATCTTCTTTAACTGCGGTTTTAGGTTCTACTGAATTAGCCGATGCAAAATTAAAAGAAATTTCTCAAACTGCTGATTATTTAGGTTTAAACTTTTTAGACCTTGCTACTTCTTATAAGAGTTTTGCAGCAGCAGCAATATCTTCAAATCAAACTTTAGGCGATACCGATAAAATATTTAATTCAGTTACAAAAGCAGCAGCAGTTTTAAAACTATCTTCTGAAGATGTAAAAGGAACTTTAAATGCTTTGGCTCAAATGTTCTCAAAAGGTCAAGTATCTGCTGAAGAATTAAGACAACAATTAGGCGAAAGATTACCTGGTGCGGTAGCTTTAATGGCTGCTGGATTAGGAGTAAGTACAAAGGCATTAAATAAAATGCTTGAGCAAGGTCAAGTAACTACTGCTGCGGTTGTAAAATTAGCAGGTCAATTAGATATTGCTTACGGAGATAAAATAGTTGGTAAGGTAGATTCATTACAAGCAAGTGTTGAAAGATTAAATAATACATTTACTGAAGTAGTAGACAATGGTAATTTAGGAAGATTTTATAAATTTTTACTTGATTTTACAAGTAATAGAGTTATAAAAGGATTTGAAATGATTGCTGGTGGTATCAGGTCTATGATAAATGGATTTGAGTCATTAGATTCTCTTGAACTTAAAGATAAATTTCAACCTTATTTAGATTCAGTAAAAAAAATTAATTCTACACCAATAGCACCTGACCAAAAAGGATTAATATTACAACAAGGTCAAGTAAATGCGGTAATGGATGAGAATATTCATTTAATGAATTTAGCTCGTGCAGTTTATGGAGAAAATTCTAAAGTAGTTACAAACCTTAATAAACAATATGATTCACTTGCAATTACATTAAAAAAAATAAGTTCATTAATTAAACCTGGTGATGGGGAAATAATTTCTCCTAATAATTTAAATACAATTAAGGGTTTATCTGATGAAATTAAAAAAGTTCAAACTGAATTAAGTTTAATACCTAAAGGACAACAATTAATAACTAAACAAGTAGAACTTGATAAATTAGTTGAGCAATTAAAACAACTCAAATTCTATGCTGAAGGAGTAGACCCTAATTCATTAATAGGAATAAATGCGCAAATTTCTGCATTAAATGATGAAGCATCTAAATTACCTATTTCAAGTAAAAGATTAGAAGAAATAAACGCACAATTAGTTAAATTAGGTGGTAAAAAAACTGCTTTAGAAGATGCCTTAAAAGCACCTCCAGCAGGAGAATTACAAAGATACCAACAAGAAATAGAAAGAATACAACAATTACAAGCAACTACTTGGGATACGGAACAAATAACCGCTTATGCCAATATGATTAAAAGGTTGCAAGATAACTTACAAGATTTAACTGCGGTTACATATACAAATGCTCAAGCATTTACTTCAATTTGGCAACAAACTTTTGCTACATTTGTAGCTGGTACTCAATACGCTTTTGAACAAGCATTATTTACAGGTCAAAACTTTACACAAAACTTTAAAGAAGCATTTTTACAAATGATGAAAGCATTAATAGCTAAATTAATTGCAGCGCTTGTTATTGCAGTTTTACTTGCAGCAGTATTATCAGCTTTTGGTGGTGGTATTGGAGCAGGTGCTAAAATGTTTGGAATGAAAGGTGTAACTAACTTTGGTACTTTGTTTGGTAGTGTTTTAGGAGTAAATACTGAAGGTAGAGTAGCTATGCCATCTAATTCAACAGGTC